TTCGTCGTCGTCGACATCAAAGTCGTTTGCTTCTTCCTCAGTTTCAAATCCAGCCAGTGAGAGATCACGCTGAATCTGCGCATTTCGCATGAAGCGTCGGATTTTTTCATCGAGAGTCTCCTGACGTTGGAATTTCAAAGGGACTGCAACCGGAGTAGGGTCGGGCAGTTCCTGGCCAAGTTCGTTATATTCCATTTTGATACCCTTTTAGAAGATTGATGGAGTGGCGTTGTTAGTAACCAAACGCCGCGCGTGAATCTGATGCTGGGTCATGATCCAAAGATGATCCTCGGTCTGTTCCGCATAAACACGTGACGTTGGATCAGCGGTCACGAAAGACGAATTAAGGGCTGGTGCGGAACCAAAGAGCCGGGCGTAGTGCCAGTCATTTAACGTCGACCGGAAATCACCGGCGATTGAGGATGGAATTCGCCTGTATTCATCATATCTGTCTTGATATCCAAACACAGTGTTGCCCCCACTGGCATCGGATTGTGCATAGAGTTCGCGTCGATAGACTTCTTGCTGACCAATGTGTTCGAGTTCTTTTTGCCAGTAGTCCTCTTTCGTGGTTTTCGACCACATGCGGTTAAGTTCATTGCCATACATGGTTCGTGGCCGGACAGAAAGTAGGGAAATAACGACTCCATGCTCTTCAAAGAATCGACGATACCGGCGAGTACGTAGAGCAGCGACTCCATGTCCACGTAGATTGCCGACTCCCTCATCGGATGAATCGACGCCAGTTTGAAGGACTTCACTGAAACTGATAGTCGCTTTTCCACCTCCAAGATATTCCGGACGCTGTAAGCGAGCATCCGAAGATCGCACTCCGAGATAACGTAGGTATTCGACGTATCTTGATCCATAACGTGCACGAGCCTCCTGATAGCGTTGGAGCGCCATAGCAAGGCGCAAATCATTGACGGAAGCCGCCGTCGCGGTAGAAAGATCAGCCTGCAAACCCGATTGGTCACCGAACTTCACGTTACCGACAGAACCAGCACCAGCACCAGCAATGCCGAGACGATAGACAGGAACAGCATCAGCAGCAAGAACCATGTTGCCAGTGCCAGCTCCATTTCCGTTGATTCGGATAGTCTGATTGTTAGTAACAACGGGAGCGGTAGATCCCAACGGAAGAGTTACGTCCGGCCCTTTTTGGGGCCAGGGGCGAGAGGATGTGAAATAGTCCTTTTCCCAAGCTACATTTGCCAGAGTAACCACAGTCGTTGAATCGGTGCCAGAGGCAGTAGTCAGAGCACGTTCAGTAACGAGGTCTTGATCTCGATAGTATTCATTGAAGATCAAGTTATATGCACGAAATGGTAGAGCTGATACAGCGAGGTTAGCTACACCAGGAGGAATTCCCAGGTAGTCAGCAAGAGCGCCAGCTGTAAAACCCGAACCACCCGAAGAAATAGTCGGATAGACACCAGCGCTTCCTCCTTCTCCATCCTCACCACCCGTAATAAAGTCCTCCCAACCGTCCCATAGAATGCGATAGGGAACAAAAAAGTGATGGATACGTGTAGAAACCGGGTGCATGACCGGAGTAAGCAAAGGACTCACACGCATGAACATTGACGTTGCTTGCTGAATCGAATCGCCCGGAAGGGCCTCGAAACAGGAAATAGGGACGAGTTCTCCCATCTTGCAAGACAGTAGCTTGTAGTGCGAAAGGGAATGCTTGCTTCGTTTCATAGTTTTCTCCTAGAAAAATATAGCCGAATACGGGCTGCTGCGTTGCGACCATGCTGTTCGCGTAGAGACTCCCGAGCATAAAACTCGGTAGGACTCAAGTTGTAAAAAGGGGAGGACCACTGCAATACACGCATGACTTCGTCCGGAGTCTTTTTTGCAATTCCATAAGCATCACGAAGTTGATTGCGAAGGTAACGACCAAGCGGAACCTTTTTCCCATTCAAGTGAATCTGATCAGGGACGTCGCCACGTGTGGCAACGTCCTTAGAACCAGCACTGGAATAAACCACTTGCATGATTACTTCAATTGCTAAAAAACCAATACCTGGCCTTAAAGACATACGCGCAAATTCGGGATATCTGCCATCCTTCATGGCATCTCGAGCAGTGAGTTTTTTAACCACATACCCCGCAATGTAGGACGCACTCTCTTGTTGGATATCTCCAACATCAACGAAACCCTTACCCCATGCCTTAAGTAAAGCAGGTTCATCGTCCCGATCAACACCGAATAGTGCCAAATGGTAATGGGGTCTGGAGTGACGTTCACCATACTCACCGACCGCGAAAAACCGAATGCGGCGCGGTTCCAAAGCGCGACGAAGCCTTTTAAGAAATAGTTGGATGTGGCGTGGGTCAAGTGAATTATCGTGGGGCAAATGCTCAGGCGAATATGTGAGAGTAACGAACGATGATTTTTCATGACATAGGGACTCCAGTTGAATTCGTGTAGCCCAGAGCCTGCGACGAGAGATCCGGCAAGGTAGGCACTGGCCGCAGCCATACTCCATGCCTGCCTGCCGGAAGGGTTTTTTGCACATCATGGGCTAGAACCGATAGCCGATGCGCAAGCGACGGGCTCGAACGCGGCCGCGTGGGCGTGCCACGCGAACGCGATAGCCACGGCGACGACGTGAGTAGCGCATTTTATTTACCTCCTTTCCTAAAAGTGTTACGTGGATGATTTTTCATTGCGCGAAGCTTTGACTTGTAACGCTGATTAAAATCATAGACAGAAGAACCAAGATCAGCACCAAAGCGACGAAGGTTTTCATAAATAAAGCCTCCCAAATTGATGAGTTCATTGTCGCCCCACTTGTCTTGATCTGGAAGGGCAATTCTGGTTTCCTTTCCAGTAGGTGAAATAACGACAATATCATTGTAGCCCGGATGATTACCCGCTGTCGCAGAGGGATTCGATCGCTTGTGGGATTTCACTTGGTCTGGCTGTCCTTGAACTTGATCAGGTAGGGCCTTTCCTTTCGCGGAAAAAGTCGTTGGTTGTGGTGCAGTTTGATTGCGTCGTTGAGCTTCGCGTGCAGCTTCGGAAGCGAAAAGTTGTGCCTGAGCGTTATCACGGTTTGCAGATGCTTCCATCTGTCTTAAGGTTGCCTCATGAATAGCACGTTGCTCAGCTGTCATGGACGGTGTTTGAAGTTGAGAGAAAGACTGGCCCATGTTTTGTATCGAGGCCCCATAGTCCGAACCCGAATAACCTTGCGGTTGCATCAACGCTGGTTGATATGCGTTGGCAGACATTCCAAGCGCATAGAGTGGATGTATGCCTGCTTCGCGTGCGTCCCGAACACGTAGCTTGATTGGATCTCGTAGAGACATTTCCGCGAGATCTAGCTGCTTAGCGTTGTTTGCGTTGATAAGGCCAGTATTTTCTTTTGAACCACCGAAAAGAGAAGTCACGGATCCGATGGCAGATGCTGCATTTCCGATTGCTGCCCAAGGTATTGCCATTTGAATATCTCCTTAGCATGAGAATTGTGATTCGGTAGTACGTCTGAAATGACGTTTTTTCGCAGATCCTGAGTAGCCTGCTCTATGCAATGCGAATAGTACCTCTCTGCGATCAGAGCGTTTTTTACAGGGTGATGATTCTGTTGGCATTGAGAGAGAACCAAGACGTAGAGGCTTGTTTTTGTTTGGTCCGTAAGGATGCAACGGACGGAAGCCCTTTACGATTGGTTTTGGCCGAGTATTGGACAACCTACGTGTAGTAGTAAGTACTCGACGCGCCGGCACAAGTGCCGGGCGAATTAGTTGGCGCGGTGGCGCCGGGATAAATAACAAATCGCGGGGCAGGCGTCGCCTAGGAAGTGAGCGAGGAACTTCCGCCCGCGGAGTTAAATTCCGGCTTACAGAGCGCCGTTTAGCTTTCGCCATAGATGCCTCCAAAGATCGGCAGTGTCACCTAGCACAGTACATAACAAGATGTGTACTGTCAAATTGTCTTTAGGATCAGGCCGGAAAATGCCCGGCCCGATCCATGCACCATTATGGTGATTGAGCGCCGTCAAGTGGGGGCAGCCCCGCCAGCGGGCTCAGAAGGCTCTTTAACGGGCGCTCCGTTGGGCGGGGTATCGGGACTACCCCCACTGGACGGATCGGCTAGAAGAGGGGTAATTGGGCCGATTCCGTCGATGTTTTCGTTGAGTCCGAGTTCCACGGCCATTTCCCGGGGAGTGAGACCGGCGAGTTCGTGGGAGGTAGGGATATAGACTTCGTCGTCGTCGACATCAAAGTCGTTTGCTTCTTCCTCAGTTTCAAATCCAGCCAGTGAGAGATCACGCTGAATCTGCGCATTTCGCATGAAGCGTCGGATTTTTTCATCGAGAGTCTCC